TAGTATGCTCTACATAAGCATCTTTATTTATAGTATAATCTGCTATAGTTTGGTTAGTGCAAAAAGCTAAACCTGTATAAACTACATTAGAATTATTTTTAACTTTAATAGTATAGTATTTATTTTCTAAAACATCTAAAGCTACGCTAGTTTGAATATAGTATTTAGAAGCAGTAAACGTACAATTAACTTCTGTTTCTACATTTGTTTCTTCATCAATCAAAACTATAGAAGTAGCAGTAGTACCATTTACAATAAATCGTAATGTTTGTACTCCTACTTGTTCTTTTAGTATTATCATTGTTTTATTTTAAAAATTAAAAAACTACAAATTTGTTATAACAAAAAAAGGGTAGCAAAAAGCCACCCTTTAAAAGTAATATAATTAAATATTAAGATCCAACAACAACAGTAAACCCTGCTCCTACTAAAGTATCTCCGATAAAGTTAGCTGGTACTGGTTCCATACCTGTTAAAGTTAAAGTATAACCAGAAAGATCTCCCATAGCACCACCTGTTACAATAGTACCACCAGTTACATCCATTCCGTGTTTTAATCCTGCATAAAAGAAATTACCATTGTTATCTTCAACAATAACTTGTGGACGACCATAAGCCATCAATTTAAGTTGTTTGTTATCTACAATAGATAATTTTTTAAATGTAAGAGCTAATACTTGCTCAAAGAATGTAGTTCCGTTTTCCCTAGAACTATTTATATTTTGTGTAAATGTAGAAGCACCTTTTAAATCGTATTTATATGCTGTAGGAGTACCAGCTACATCGTCAATAACATCTGTATTAGTGCCATTGTAAGTGTAACCTGTAGCATCACCATAATTTACGAAATAAACAGCTTTTAATCCACCTACTGAATCTTTACAAGGTTCGATTCTACCTAATGAAATATCACAAGCCATAATTTATATATTTATTTTGAGTTATTAATAAAAAAAAAGGATGGTGTTTATTCCACCACCCTTTTAAGTTTAGTTTTGCTAATTATTAGTTAGCAGAGTTAGTGATTCCGTAAGTTACGATATCTTGTACGTTTCCGTATTGTACACCAGCAGTAAATCTAGCTACTACTCTTACATTTTCAGATCCGTCCAAATCTGCCATATCAATTAATTTAACAGTGTTTAGGTCATTTAATAAACCTGTACCGAAATATAAGTTAGATTTTTCAGCAGCAATAGCAGTGTTAGCAGCCATACCATTACAAACGAATATTTTAACACCATCAAAAGTAAGTGATCCGTTATTCCACCATTGAGTACCCATAGAGTTAGTACCATTAGCACCTAAACCAGAAGCTCCAAAACCACCTAAAGCACGTACATAAGCTTTAGCAATATTTTGAGATACATAGATATGTAAATCTTCTTTTCCGTAAAGTGCAGCAGGAAGTGCATCAACGATTTTTCCTAATTCAGCGATTACGTTTGAAGCAGTAACTGTAGTACCAGCAACTTCTTGTGCAGTAGGTAAAGCAGCATCAGCAGCTAACAAAGTAGCGAAACCTGCAAATTCTCCTGCATTAGCGTTAACACCTCTCCAGATGTTTTGTTCTGTTTTCTCAGCAACTTTAGCAGCAACGTGAGATAAAATGTAATCAGCAAAGCTTGGAGGCATAGAGTCAAATGCAGAATATCCCATTTGTACCGCTTCCCAATCAGATTTGAAATCTTTTTTACAAAGTTGTAAGTTTACTTGAAACTCCTCTGGTTGTAAAATTCTTTCAGTTAAAGTTACAGTAGAAGTAGCATCAAAATCACAAGTTGCATCTTTAACGATTGCATCAGTAGCAAGTTTTTTAATTACTTCTTTGTATTTAACGTTTGGTTTTACTTCGATACCACCATTTTCGATAGTAGAAGCTGATAATAATGCAGCAGAGATATATTTACCTGCAAATTCACCAGCATAAGTAGTTGTAATTGACGTTGTAGTAGCCATTTTTTTAGTGTTTAATTTTAGTTATTATTAATGTTTGCAATTTTACTCAATACAGTATCAAAAGTATTTCTAGTTCTGCTTTGTGAGTATAGGTTTAATTTAACCTCAGAAGTTGCTTCTGGGTTGTGTACTAAAGGTTGTGCAGATAACTCTACACCCTCTTCTTCTTTTACTTCTTTTAAAGAAGCTAATTCAGTTTTTAAAGCTTCAATTTCTGCTTTTAAAGCATCTACTTCTTCTTTCGAAAAGTGCGATTCTCTAATTGTAGATTCGATAACTTTTTTAGGAGTAGCAGTTTCTGACATTTCTTGTTCAACTTCTACTTCTACTTCAGGTTCTTCTACCTCTACTTCAGCTTCAGGCATTTCTGCTTCTTTAACTTCAGCGATAATACCTTCTTCAACAACGATTAGCATCATACCATCCTCTAGTTTGTACTCTCCAACTGGTAAAGCGATACGATCTTCTTCGTTAACGATAAAAACAGGCATACCAGCTTCAAAAGCTTCAGCTTCTAAAACTGTTCCGTTATCTAACTTCATTTGGGCTAGTTTTACTTCCATTCCCAAAATGGTTTTGATTTGATTAATTACATTTGACATATTTAATTGATTTAATTAATTTTAAAATCTTTTAGCATATTCTGCAGAATAAGTAGCCATAGCAGCAACTTCTTTCTTCCATTCTTCCCAAGCGTTCATAGTCATTCTAGCGTCTTGTACAGCTGGTGTATTAGAAGCGTCTAAACCTAATTCTTTTGCAGCAGTTTCAATTTCTTTAATCATAGTCCATAAATTAGCTGATAAAGGCATACCTGATTTTGCACTTGCAGAAAACTCATTAAATTTTTTAGCTAAAGCTAAAGCTTCCGCTTTTAATCTATTTAATTGATCTTGGTATTTTTGACCAGCAGCTAAATCTTTTGTTACTTTCCCTGAAGCAGCAGCTAAATCTTTTAAACTAGCTAAATCTACTTTTTGTACTGATAAATCAGTTTTAAATAACTTGTTCGTAATGTTGTTTAATTCGTTACGCATTGTTTTTGTTTTAAAAATTAATAATTATTTATTTGTTATATTTTTAACCTCTAGTGTTTACAATTACTCTAGCTTGGTTAGCATTAGTTACTTGACTAACACCTTGACTTACTAATGTACCTACACCTTGATTTAATAGATCACCATTACAGCATTCTGCTTTATAAGTTCCGTCATCACATAGACAACCTTTTCTTCCACCCTCTGGGCTTGTTTTACTTTTTGTTTTTTTCATTGTTTAATATTTATGGTTTTGAGTTCTTTGAATAAAATAAATCACATCGTGTAATTGACCTGAATGACTGGCTAATATTTTAATACTTAATCCATTTGTAATTACATCATCATCTGAATAGTATTGAAAAGTTTTAGCATAAGAGTGTTCTACATCATTGCCTTTAGGAAAAGTAATAATATCTCTTATCCTATCATAAGGTGTACCATTACCACCCTCTAAATACAATTCCATATATCCGTTAGCATTACTTATTTTAGCTTTAAACGTTATTGTAATAATATATACATCGTTTTCAAACTCAGTTCTTAATTTATTATTAGAATAAAATGCAGTATCGGAGTGTATATGTGAATTAATTACATTACCTGAATTATTAGGTACAGTAAAAGCAGTTGTATTAAACGAATAAGGCGAAGCAGAAGTATATTGTGTATCGTCATATCTAGCCCAACCTAAACCCATTTTATCAGATTGTGGTGGGTATACTATTACTTGCTCATTATTGAAACCCATAAATAAAGCTTCATCAGTAACTAACATAGCACCTTGTTCGATGTTTACACTATCTACTTCCGTTTGAGTTGCTTCTTGTACGTGAACTTTGTATGCTGTGTTTATAGTTGTAGCCATTATATGTTTCTTAAAACTTGTTTAATTTGTTCTATTAAAGTTTCTTCTTCTGTTAGTTCTTTGCTTAATTCTTTTTTAGATTCTAATTTATCAGCAAAATATCCCTCAAGTGAAAATCCTTTAACTTTACCTGTTTTTACAAAGTCATTCCAAATTTCATCATTATCAACTTTTATAGAAGCCATCCAAGTACCAACTGGCACACTTAAATTGTATAAAGCAGATTTATCTTTAGTTAAATCTTCTACTATCCAAGATTCAACTACTGTTAAACCCTCAATAGCTTTTTGGTGTTCTAAAGTGCTATTAGATTGGTTACCTTTTTTTAAGAATAATTGTGAAGCTTTTACTACTGTATCTTTTGAAAAATAAATGTAGTATTCAGTATCTCCACTCTTTCTATAAATAGGTTTTTCTGGTATTAATACAGCACCCATTAATATACGCTTTTCTTTAGACACTTCTGCAAGTTTAACTTCTTCTGCTTTTAAAGCTACAAAGTCCGATTCTATTGCAGGTGATTCTACTACGCTAATAGCTTCTACACCTTGCAATTCTTCATTATCGTCTATAATTAATTCTATTAAGTTCATTTACTTTTTATTTAAAAATTAATATTATATTAAATTGTTATTTATCCTAATGTAGCGTTGTTTACTATGTTTCTATTTAAACTTTGTGCAGATGTTACATTACTTGCAACTACATAAGCTTGTACAGGTGGGACCCCTTGATCGTTCATAACTTGTGCTATTTGATTTACACCACCAGCACCAACTACATTAAAGCTTGGGGCAGCAGGTGCGGCAGCAGGGGCTGTAGGCGCAGCACCGCCACCACCTGATTCTCCACCACCTGTTAATAGTTTTTTAGCTCTTGCTATATTTGATAAAATAGTAGCGGCACCACTTGCGTAAAATCCTATTTTAGTTGCTAAATAAACTGCTGGGGCAGCAGGTCCTGCAGTTGAAGCTGCACCCGCAGCACTTGCTTCAGTTCCTTGCATCATTTTTGAAAATGCAACAGCACTATCAACCCCTATCTGAACCAAAGCTAAAGCTTTCATAGCACCTTGCCCTGCTTTACCTCTAGCTATCCCTGCAGATTGTAAACCTGTTAATAAATCTTCACCACTTTTAGCAATAGAACCTACGGCATTAGATACATTTTGAAAATCAATTATTCTTTGATTAAATGCTTCTTGCCTTCTTTGTTTTTGAGCTTCTTCGCTATCATAAATTATTTGTGCATTTTGTAATTCAAATAATTTTTGTTGATTTAGAATTTCCTCATTATTACTTTGAATTAAATCTTTTTTAGCTTGATTTGCATCAGTTAAATTTTGCAATTCAGTTGCATCGAATTCAATATCTTGGGTTGCTAATTGTTTTTTATAATCTTCATTTAATTTTTTTAAATCTTCTTTATTTTTTTTTGCTGTATCTTTTGTATTTTTTGCTAAATCTTCATTATGTTTTTTAACATCCTCTGCTTCTTTTCTTCTTCTATCAGTTGCTTCTTGCGCTACAGCTACTTCATTATCATTTATTATTTTCTTTTTTTGTTTGACGCTATCATATAAACCTTCTCTTTGTTTATTAAATGCTTCATAAGAAGCTTTAACTAATTTATCTTGTGCTGCTATTGCTTCATCACTAGCATCATTTGCTTTTAATGTAGCTAAAGTATCTGCTTCTCTTAAGAAAGTAGATCTAGCCAACATTGTGTTTTTATAATTTAATGCTACTGCTTCTTCAGCGTGTTTTAAAGCTAATTTTCTTAAACTTTCCGAACTTGCTCCATTTGCTTTTGCTAAATTATATTGGTGATTATTATAATCGGTTAATTTGTCAACACTATTTTTAGCAGCTTTTTCTTGGTCTTTTAAAGCAATAGTATTTTTCTTTGTAGCAGCCATAGCTTTTTCATTGGCTTCGGCACTATCCATAAACATAGTTACTAACTTATATCCTGCAGCTATTAATGCAACTACAACAGCAACTACAGCACCAATAGGATTAGCAGCCATAGCAGTATTCCATAACCATTGTGCAGCAGTAGATGCTTTTTGAACTATTGAATAGCTCATAACAACAGCTCGTAATTGTTTAAAGCTATCGATACTTTCACCTACTGCTTGTATTCCTTGTGAAATAGCCATAGCAGATTGAACTTTAAGTATCATTTGCTCTACTTCCGCACTTTCACTACCAAGCAATCCCATAGCACCAGTAACAGCAGAAAACCCACCTGCTACACCTGATAAACTATTTGTTAAAGCATTAAATTTTGCATCAGGGTTAAAGGCATCAGTTAAATCTTTAGCATCACCTATTCTATCTCTTAACTCAGCAGCTCTTTTAGCAGCTTCTACAGCTTCTTTAGAGGTCGCACCAAACTTATCAGATAATGCAGCAACTTCATTTTGCGCTTCTCTTAATTGTGATTTTAAACTCCCTACTGATTTAGCAGAATCATCTAAATTACTTTGTACATCTAAGTTTACTGTTTTTGTAATTGCCATTTTATATATCTTTTAAGTTGAGTTTTATTTTTTTTAAACGTTTTAGGCAATTCGTTTTTACCTTTTGCAATTTCTATATTTTCGCTAACTCCATAATGGTCTTGCAGTTGCAATAATTGAATTATATTTTTAAGCATATTGTATAATAGTTATATATTGTTTTGTATCTGGGTTATGATATGTAATTTCTATTTCTTTATATACATCATTACCTGTAGTATTAGAATCAATAGGCACTATAAAAGTTCCATCTGCAGTATTACCTCTAGCAGCAAACGCTGTAGGGTTATATTCTACATCGTATTCTTCACTATTTAATTTTAAAATAGTAACTTCTAAATCTTGTGCTGTATTATCTATAGTAAATAAATCTTTTATAGCAAATCTACCACCTACAGAATTAGATACTTCTCTAAAATCAGATATCAATTCAAAGTCAACTTCACCTGTAGTTAAATCAGTTGTGAATTGGTTTATAATATACTTTTTATCCTTATAAACTATTTTATCGTTTAATTTAATATTAGATAATTCAGTAATAGGCATAATAGCTTTTAATTTAACTACTCTACAACGAATATCGTATAAACCACTAATATAGTTTCTATACCATAAAGCAAATAAACTATCACTTGCTAAAGCACTTAAGTTCCAGCTTGATTGTTCTTCTCCAAAGTTTAAACTTGCTATATTATTATTTAAAAACAACTCATTTGAAAATCTTTGATATGTACTTAAATTATAGTAAGATGAACCTGTATACATTTTAATACTAGTGCCTAAACTTTGTAAATTATTTTTATACATTAAAATAGGTTTCGGCTTATATGGTTTTAAATCTTTGTCAATTAAAGAAGTAGTTTGAAAGTTACCTATTGTTGATCTTTCCCACATAACATCTTCAAAAGGAGTTTTTATATCATAAGTAGTACTTTCATTACTTAAATCATCTTCATAAATTAAATCACCATAATCATATTTTCTTTGAAATGTATTTCTAAAAAAGTTGTTTAATACGTTATCCGATTTTTCGTGGCTAAAAGATAGCTTCTTAAATAATTTAGTTCTTTCTAAATCTACACTATCGTTAATTACATAACTATTAATGTTTATATAATTACCATAAGCATAATAAAATTCTAATGGCTCTAAATTAAATTCAGTTTCACCTGTAGCAGTTATAGTTAAATTAAATATTTTTATTAATCCATTAAAGAAATCTGCTATCTTTAAATCAGGTATAAAATCACCAATATTTATAGTTGATGTAGTAGATTGTGATGGACTTACCCCTGATCCAGTTTGAGATAACCCACTTCCTGCTGCTGGGAATTTAGTATGGAAAAGATTAGTAGTAAAAGTTAAAGGTTGTAAACTTTCAATTTCAAAATACCAACTATCAGTAGGATAAGGTAAACCATCATTAAATAATTGAGTAGTAGTATTACCTACTAAGTTATTATAAACACTTACTACAGTTCCATTACTCCTTTTTACTTTTAATCTATAAGGAATAGTATCGTTAGTAGGATCTATAAATAAATTTAATGCTTGTACTACTGTAGGTGTAGTTCCATTTGATTGAAATGCTGTAAATGTATATTCGTCAGTAGTTAAGTTTAAATTAATATTCATCGTACCTGTAGTAGATGTAAAATTAATTTTAACAGGTGCTGTATATACTTCTTGTAATTCTACATTTTTACAATATAAATATAAATCTTTCCAATACGATGTATCAAACAAAGTACTTGTAAAAGTTATATCATAATGAGATTGTATAAAATCAAATATTTTACTTACAGGAATTGCAGGGAATAAATCAGTATAAACTATAGATTTAGCTAAACTACCACCTACAGAAACATCATTTGTTCCGCCTGTTAAATATTCATATTTATTTTCATTACCAACTAAAGGATAACTAACATTATCTACTATAGTACCATCAATTCTTTTTCTAATTTCATCAAAAGTATAAGGATGGTTTAAACTACTATAATCTAAAATATCTAATTTATCTTCTTTAAATAAATCTTTAATTTGTTTTACCTTACCATAAAAAGTAACTGAAAAGCTTTCAACTCTATTGTTTTTTTCGTTTGCTTTTTCTATTTGTATTTGACCTTTCTTAAATGGTATTGTATTTACTTCTATAATAGCATCGTATCTAATACGCTGATCAAAGCCATCATTAACAGCACTTTCATTCCAGTAATTAAAAATACGATTGTTAGTTTTAGATGCAGGTACAGTAAAGCTTTGTGTATAGTCAGTAAATACCTTGCTTAAATCGTTTACATTTTGAATAGATGAAGTTAAACTAATCTTTTCATCTTTAAATAAATCTAACCTATTATAAACATCAGTATATTCAAAGTAACCACCCAAAGATTCTACCCTGCTTAATAAACAACTACCAGCTTATC